GCGTTATCATCCTCTGCTATCTGCTCAAGACTCTTTCCCTTGTGTTTGCCAAACTCGACAACAAACTCGGGCGAACAAGGCGTTGAAATCAATTTCGTTTCACTCATGATTTAACTTGGTCGTTCGCCTCGCTTGGCATCGCGTTCTCTGGCTCGTAGGTTTTCCAGAAGATGTCCGGTTTGCATGGGTATCTTTCGCCGTGGACTCCTGTGATGATGATGTCGCCGGGGCAGACGATGTGCCCACCCTCCAGCGTGTCTATCCACCCGTGCTTGTGCATAGTTTCGCCGCATTGCACACATCGGTTGTTCCCGCTGTTCTCCGGGTTGCGGTAGTATCTGACCACCTTGCCCTCGCCGGGATAGTCCATCATTTTCCCGTTTTGTCCCGTGGGGCGCTGGAAGATGTCGCAATCATCGTTTGGATGGTCGCCATTCTTTCGCCACTCGGCAGCATCGACCACAACGGGTCGTTTGCGGAATCTCCCACGGACGCAAGGCGAACAAGGCGCGGTAGCCAACCCCTGGGGCTGGTCTGTCGTAGTTTTGAGTTTTGTTTCTTCGGTCATGTCTTTCGTTGGTTTGAGTTTTCTCCGGTATCAGCCCTAGAGGTGGCTACGCTTGGTCGTTAGGGCAGAGGCGAAACTTGTGCCAGCCTTTGAGGTGGCGTTCACGGGCAAGAGCCTTGCGGTCCTTGTGGTCTTGGAGCATGGCTTGATGCCGCTCATGGCGTTCCCTCCGGGAGTGGTATGGCTCCTCTACGGGCGCGGTTGGTGTGTCGATTTCTGTTGTCATTTTATGGTTCTGATTTAGCCATGCCGGGTTGGGCATGAAGCGTTTCCAGAGAGTGTCTCTTTTTCTCCATGCTGTCAATAATCTTTTCTTCAATAGTTTGCGAAGCGACCAAAACCCTTTGCAGGGCGGGGGTTTTTCCAGTGGCGCGGTGGATGCGGCCGAGGGTTTGGACGTATGATTTCACGTCATAGGTGGGGGAGATCAGGCTCATGCGCGGGTGTCCGCCGTGAATGTCATGGAGTGATACGCCGACACCGCCAGCAGCCATGTTGCAGAGGATAACGCGGGTCTGATTGGTCTGGAACCGCTGCACGTTGGCTTCACGAACCATAGCTGACTGGCCACCGACAACGCACGACGCATCAGGAAACAATGCGGCCAGTGCTTTGACCGTATCCACAAAGTTGACAAACACAGCCACGCTGAACCCTTCGTCTACCGCGTCGTTCACCATGCTGATGATGTCTGGCACTTTTGCAGCCTCCGCAAGTTGACGGGCACGGAGGATGTCAGTGAGCACGTTTGCCCCGAGACCCGCTCCACCGTGTTCTAGGAAACGATCCACGACTTCGGGGGTGGCGCCGTGCTGTTTGTAGAATCGGGCGATGTCGGAGAGTGCGCTGAACGCAAGCGGTTCGGTGATCACTTGGTTGGCTGTGAATGCCCCCGGAAGGTCGTCGGGGGTGAGCCGCACGCAGTTGGTGGAATAGAGACGCTGGTTGAGCGGCACGAGATGTTTCGCGTTGCCTGCCACCCAGTTATTCCACGGATCTTTGCGACAGCCGTGCTGCTTCATCCACGAGAACCAACTAGCCAACCCTCTCTCCGCCGCATTAAGAGAGTGAACCCCGAGCACGTAGCCGATGGATCGCATCTCAGTAGGGTCTTGGCAGGCGGTGGCGGAGAGCAGGAGGTTGAGGTAGCCTTGCTTTTTAGCCGCAACAAGCATCTGCGTGTTCTGGCTGAAGGGTGCTTTACAGCGATGGCACTCGTCCCATATCAGGAGAGTCTCCAGCGGGAGGTTCCATGTGAACAGAGTCTTACCTTTTTTGGTCACAAACGAATTACCGCGCCGAATCTTTTCGTAGTTGGTCACGAAGATCGGCTCGATTCCCACCTCTCTGAGCTCCCGCTCCCAGTGAGGGATCACGATCTTGGGGCAGATGACGGCTACTGGAACCCCCATTTCCGCAGCGGTGCGGCAGGCGATCACGGTTTTTCCGACTCCGGTGTGGGAGCTATCCAGTGCACCCCCGCGAGTGATGAGTGCACGCTTGAGGAAGTCAACGGACTCCCGTTGCTTGGGGAATAGTGTTTTCATTTTTTTCGGTGTTGTTTGTTGTTCGCCAGCCTATCCCGCTGCCCCCGCGCCTCGGCAAGTTCGCGCTGGCATCGTTCAAGCAAGTCAATGGCGCTGAGTCCGCATGGATCGTTAGCCGAAGAAAGCGTCATTTGGTAGCCGCCCCCCATTATGTCTAGGGCGATTTCTTTGTCGTGGCAGCGTTTAGCCATGGCGAGGATACGAGATTCTGGACAATCCGTATCGGCTTCAATAATGATTTTTCGCGTCAACGGGAACTCATATACATTGCGAGTCTGCCCCTTTTTCCATGGGTGCGGGATGACTCGGGCAACGGCTAACAAGTCCGTGCTGGACAAGGCGCAGTCTGCGGTCTTTTCGGGAGTGGTATCTTGGGACATGGTTTCTAGGGGTTCGGAGTTTCGGGGTCGGCGGATGCCAGACGCTTGGCGTTCGGCAGACGGAATGGGGCGAGCGTCTCGGTGGTCAGGTGCTCGACGTGTTTCGGCACCAGTTCGCGCCCGCTTTGGAATGTCGCCCATGTGTGGATGATTTGGGTCGTTATCTTGCATTTGATGCAGTCCGCCAGCCCGGCCAGCGCGTCTTTTCGAGTCGCACCGATAGCGGCCATCCCGTCTTGGCTGGCCACCCACACGGCACCAAACCGCCGAACAAGTCGCTCCATGGAACGCCGAGGAGCGTCCTTCTTGGAGTCGGGAGATTTAGGGTCGGTGTCCATGAGCTAGGCGTTCTCCTTGGAAATTCCATCAAACCAGATCACCCATCCGTCCGCGTGGTCTAGTCTGTATGTATCCCCATTGTCAGCCAGACCCAAAAGCATTCCCTGCCAGTTTGAATCGTTGGGGGTGAGCAACAGTTGAACAATTTTAGGAGAACAAGCCGCGTCACGCAACGCGGACTCAGCCTCTAGTTTGTCGGAGTTTTTCCCCTCCGCTGGCATTGGTTTGGTTGTCATAGTGGTATATGGTTAATCGTCCGCGCACGTGCGCTTTGCGTTCGGGGTTAGGGATTGGAGGGGTAGTCGTCAGTGATCTTGGCTGTTCGGCAGAAATACAACGGTCGCGCTAGGGAATGGTGCTGAGTTCACATGCCCCCCGAATTTGAGTCGCCCACGGATGAAGGTCACTTGCCCTTTCGTCGCGTAGTCGTGCCACCATGCCGTGTCCGTCCGTGCAGGGACGAGGCAGACCACCAGCGCCCCGCGTTGGCTTTCATCATAGGCTTTCTTCATCCATTGGCCGATTGCCCTTCCGTATGGCGGGTTCATCCAGCATTTACCGTCCCACGCTTGCGCCAGCCCGTCATCGTCGCGAGTGTAGTAGCGCGGGCATTTGGCGTTCTCTGCCGAGGCGCACACGTCGAGTTCCAGCGGTCCATGCAGGGAGTTCATCCGGTCGAAGAAGTCCTGGGGCGTGGGCCAATCATCGGACGCGCTAGAGAAATGCACGGAAGAGGCCGAACAAGACGCTCCTGAGCAATCGCTGCCCGCTGTGTTTTCGATGTTATTTTCTGATTTCATAGTTGTGAGTGTTTTCAAAGTTCGCTCTCGGCAGCGATGCCAGAGCTAGGCGTTAGCATGTCCAGTTACCATAAATGTCTTGAACGGTTTCCTCCAGATTATCAACGAGGCGTTGCGTTCCACAGTCCCCATCCCATCCCCAGCTCGTTTTATCAAACTGGATGCAAAACTCCTTCACCTTTAGTTTCAAGGCAAGCAGCTCTTCGGATGCTAACAAATCGCTGGAATCAACTCCGGCACTCTGGCCGTCTCGGTTTTTTGTAGTCATAATTCGTGCCTCCGCGATTCAGCTTTAGCGTTCGTCTCAAAAGCGGTGCATCTGTTTCCGTGGTCTGGATCGGTAAACTTGTCGAAGATCGGACAATACCCGTCACCCATTCCGCTGTTCCGGCGCGGCTCCCAATTCGAGCAAGACGAACAAGACGCTGGACGAGAATCATTCGCCATCGGCCTTTTGCAGTTCCAGCAATGTGTATCGGTGGGCATCGCGTTCTCCATTTCGCAGTGTTTGCACATGCTCATGATCTGTCAGCTTTAGCGTTAGCCGAAGGGAATGGCTTCGGCAGTTCTGATCGCCCATACCACTTTTCTCGCGCAACCACCGCCTTGTCGTATGCGGCGAGGCAGTCCGTAAGATATTCAGCCAAGATGAAGTCTGGCGTATCGCTCCCGTTTTCAGCGGAGGCAGAGTTGATTGCTGATTCGATGTTTTTTCGTAGGTCGTTCATAATTCAAAGAAAGGCTAACAAGTGGATGCTGGCAACGGCGGGAGCTGCCTTATTGGTTTATTCGGAGTCCAGCGCCCGCCGCGCCAGATCCTTGTCGTTATGCAGAAAACCAAGTCAGCACGAATCCGTTTTGGATGCGCCGCTCCAGGGACAAGGCCGACCAGTTCACGCCGTTGTTAAAATTTTGGATCTCGAAGAAGCTTACGCGCCATCCGAGATTGTGTTTATATACTTTCAGTAGGTAAAATTCTATTTCGTTCATTCGAGTAATTGCGTTAGTTGTTGAAAATTTAGAGGCATAACAAGGCGGTCGAGGCAACGGCTAACGCCACGCCTCACCTTGAGCGTTCGGCAAAGACTTCCATGAGGCGATGTGATCGTGCGGATACTCGTTGGTTCCCCATTTTCCTTGTGGATACCAACCATATTGGCCGTGACTCCATACACCCGTTTTCCCGTCAATAGTGGTCGCCTCAACTTCGACCCCGTAATCAGGAAAAGAATGCCGAACAAAGGCATCTGTCTCAGGTGTGTCTGTGTTCATTTTTTTGGTTGGTGAATGGTCTCGGTGCCTCTTGACTGGCCACATCCTTTGCGTTCCGCCCCTCGGCAATGGACATCCAGCGGATCGTTTCCTCCCGCGCCTCGGCAAGTTCGCGTTCGAGTCGTTCTCGGACAAGTCTTACCTCTTTCGGTATCTCTTGCAAAAAATTTACGGAACAATCTGCCGTGCAGTTCCCGCTTTGTAGAGCGATAAGTATTTGTGGGAAAATATCTTTCAAAGCGTCCCGCTGCTCCCGCACCTCGTAGCGCTCGCGCAAAATTCGGTCTATCACTTCCCGTCCATCTAGGTTCTTGTCTGTCTCTGGTGTGTCAGTGTTCATGGTGTCAGTATTCGTATTCTGCTGTTGGTTGTCCACTTCCCAATCGTGCGAAGGAATGCTTCTGCGCGTTGTGCGGCGGTTGCTTCAGTTGCTTCGGAATACCCGTAAACTGAGATTGCTGCCGATACGACCAAACACAGGCACGCGAAGTATTCTGGTTTCATTTTTTGAGGGAGCGTTTTTACAGCTTCGTGCATCGCATTGAGGTCGTTTAGGTAGTCGGGAATAAAATCCCCCCACGGCTCAGTTGGGTGCTTGCCGTTGATTCCCCCCGCGCCCCAGTCGGATATTTCCGTCCATCCACACGCCTCGGCTATTGCTATTCTTTGTGCTTCTGGGGTCATGGTTTCCAAAGGTTAAGGGTTTTCAGGAAGGCTTCTGCACGTTGGTCTGCCTTTGCGGTCATTGGAGCAAAAACTGGTTGCTCCGACTGCCACGCTATTGATGTAAGTATTCTTGCATATTCTGCTGCTTGAATAGGGTTTAGCGTCTTCTCCGCTTCGTGCATCGCGTTTAGGTCGTTTAGGTAGTTGGGGATACGGTCAAGGTATTGCCATTCTCCATTGGGAGGCTTTGCATGATGCGTTGCTTTTTTGATTTGCCACCCACACGCCTCGGCGATGGCTATTCTTTGTTGTTCTGAGGTCATTGCCCATCCTCCCACTTTAGGCTTCGTTCCAATCTAGCCTCGATTGTTTCAAGGGCATCCAGATCGCTATAAAAGCCATCACAAATGCGGTTAAGTTTTTCGCACGTCCTGCGCTTGTCCTTAATCCTTGCTTTGATAATTTTGATCTCATTGCGGATTGTTTTATTTTCTGATGTTTTCATTCGTTCCAAAGTTTAATTTTTAGTTTCTTGGCGAGACCGACAAACTCGGCGCGACGACACCCAAGCAGACAACCTTATCCTCGTCAATTATTTTTTATGAATTATTTGAGACCGCTACCGTAAAGGGCGATCAGGGCGGCGTCGATTATGCCGTCGTGGGGTATTTTACACCGTGCAGAAGCGAGCCAGTCACGTTCAGGCCAACGGCGGCGGGCGTAAGCCAAGGCCAAGGGTTTGGTCATCCCCTTAGGGATCTTCTTTCCGAGCATCTCCCGTTGCCAATCCCGAACTTGCACACGTTCAACCCGGAATCCGGTAACCTCAAACGCTCCGACCATCTTGCCAAAAGAGATAGACATGGAGCGCATCGACGAGGAGGAAGGGGCGTGCTCCGGGGATTCCTCCACCACTACCTTGTCCACCAAGCGGTCAAGGCAGTTGAGCCAGTCCACAAGGGAGGCGGAACATATCTCACTGCGCCCTCCCGTCTTCTTCAGAGGCATGACCGCGACAGCGACCACGTTTCCGGATACCGGACACAGGGCGCACATGCCTCCGGTGAGTCCGTTGTCAATCCCCACTACCAGTCTCTCACTCGTCATCGTCTTCTTCCTCGTAGGGTTGCGCGTCAACTACAACTGCGCCCCTCACGGCCTTGGTTCCATTGAGGATGGAGATGTCGATTTGAAGCCCGCCCCCCGCACTGGAACCCCCCTTCGGGTTGAGTCCAAGGCTGCGGCGGATGAGCTGGTCAATTTCGCTCAGCTCACGCACGGTGCGTGGTCCGCGCACTTTCTCGATGTCATCACGCAAGAGCTTGATCGCGCTCGAAGCCATGAAAGCCTGATACTGGTCAGCGGGAGTGGAGTGACTGTCAGATACCGCAGCGATGTCGTCGCGCTCCTGTTGGCGCGCCAGTATCCGGTGCTCCACGGGGCTGAGCGGTTCGGGTTCAGGTGGGAGCGGTTCCTGCGGAAGTTTGGGGACGCGTGGGTTGGTCAGGCCTGCGCCACGAGCCCACGTGCGCACACGCGAGACTGGGATGCCGATCTCATCAGCTATTTTGACTTGCTTCCATCCCTGCTCCAGCAGCTCGAACACGCGGGTCTTGGCGGCCGCCCTTTCGCGGCGCAATGCGCTGGCTTTCTCTGCTTGCTTTAGCGCCTTGGATTTTTTCTTCGCGCGGGGTCTCGGTGTTTTTCTAACAGGCATGAGGTATTGATTGGGGTCCGGGTCATTGATGCGCCCAAAACAAATAGTTGTCAAACCGTTTTAGATGGATAGGGTAATCGCGACATCAAATGGGTAGACGTAAAAAACCAATAGAGCAGCAGGTTCGCCAGTCGGTGCTTGAGCCGCGAATTGATCCTGACTCCAACATGATGGATGTGGGCGGCTACCTGATCGGGGTGACGAGCACACTCACGGCGTTGTTGTGGGGCTTCGCCAACCACGACGCGCCACGCGCCCGTGAGTATTATTTTTGGCGTTGTGCCGACATGCTCTGGAACCGAGACGATTTGCCGGAGCACCTATTCATTAGGCACCCTTGGGCTGACAAGATCATTTGGGAGTGCCTCACCAACAAATACCTCGCCATCGGAGGCGCGGCCTCATCCGGGAAATCTCACACTCTCGCAGGCTACGGCATCATCACTTGGCTTGCCCGCCCACGGGACACGCTTGTCCTGATGACCTCGACAACCCTGCGCGAGGCACGTAAACGGGTATGGGGTTCGGTGATCTCTTTGCTCTCAGTGATTGAGGGTGCGCCCATCAACATCCGGGACTCGTTGGGTAGCGCGAACTATGTGGATGAGAACGGCCGAACTTTTGACCGCGCGGGGTTGTCCCTGATTGCGGCCGAGAAGAGTAGGACGCGGGAGGCGATCGGGAAGTTCATCGGCCTTAAACAGAAACACGTGTTGTTGATTGGGGACGAGCTCGGCGAGCTTAGCGAAGCGATTCAACAAGCAGCTCTTTCCAACCTTAGCAAGAACCCGCGTTTCGAGTTCAAGGGCGCGAGCAACCCGGCGTCTCGCTGGGACGCGTTCGGGGTCTGGTCAACGCCGCGAGACGGCTGGGATTCGGTAACTCCCGAGGTGGACGATGAGTGGGTCACCAAGTGGGGTGGGAAATACATCCGCCTCGATGGAGAGCGCAGCCCCAACGTCATGCTGGGGCACAACAAGTATCCGTTCCTTCCGACCGCTGAGAAGATTGAAGAGGACAAGGCGTTGCTCGGGGAGACCAGCCGCGCCTATTACCGAATGGTGCGTGCCGTGTTCTTTGACTCCGACGAGAACGAAGGGATCTACGGCGAGGCCGAGCTGATAAACTCCGGTGCAATGAACAGACTGGAGTTCTCCGGACCTACCACTCTCATAGCTGGTGTTGACCCCGCGTTCACCAACGGCGGCGACCGCACCGTTATGCAGGTGGCGCGAGTGGGCATCTTTGCAAATGGTCAGTATGGAGTCCGCTTCGAGGATACCATACAACTCAACGACGATACAGGGAACAAGGCTGTGCCTCGGACATATCAGATCGTCCACCAGATCCGCGACAAATGCCTGAAGCTCGGCATTGCACCGGAGAACGTAGCCATCGACGCCACGGGTGCGGGCAGCCCATTCTGTGACGTGCTTGCAGGTGAGTGGTCAAACCAGTTCCTGCGCGTGCAGTTCGGTGGCAAGGCTTCCGACCGGAGAGTGAGCATGAACAGCGCACTCACGGGCGAAGAGCTCTACACGAACCGCGTCGCTGAGCTGTGGTTCGTAGGCAAGGAACTGCTCCGATGCAAACAGATCTGTGGCGTCAACAACGAGCTGGCCAAAGAGATGTGCAACCGCCGTTTCGATATGGTCAAGTCCGGCGGACTCCGAGTGAAGGTGGAAACCAAGACAGAGCTCAAGTCCCGCACCGGGACATCTCCCGACTTAGGTGACGCCGCGTTCATCACCATCGACCTCGCGCGTGCCCGTCACGGATTAGTTGCCGTTGACCCGCCAAAAGATGGTGAGGCGGGGGGTATCGGCGGGAGGCAATACCGCACAATGCGCGACCTCGATGTGGTGTCGCGCACGTCTAGCGCCCACCTCTACGACGTGTAAAAAGTGACTTCTTACGGAAATCTCGTAAGAACTAAATGCGAATTTATTGCGGTTATTACACGGCGTGGAGAAATGAAAAGTTTTTCCAAAGGCACTAATGTCAATTATTCAGTTCATTCATTTTGGTGGTCTTAACTGAATGAACTGAAAGATTGACATTACCTAGGGGGAAAGAGTTTTATAGAGAAGAAGACGTAATTCATAAGGCCCGAGTTTAAGCGGTCGTTTGAACCCGGTATCCGGTGTCGTCGGCTTGCTTCCGATTCAGGGCTCCGCCCGGAGGGATTCTGCGACGCGAAAGTTTTTTGGTGTGGGCGTGATTTTACTACTTGCTTTATTCGGAAACCGGATACAGGATTCCGTCACTGATATGGCCTCAACCCCCGCAGAAAGAGAAGCGCGTCGTGTAAAAAGAGAAGCGCGTCGTGAATACAACTACCGAGTTTACGGGACGAACCTTCCGAGCCAAGAACAGAAACAGGCTGCGGTGTCTGCCCAACGCGACGCTGCTCGTTTTAAGGCTGCGAGTGACGCCGGATACTCCCCACCTACACCTGCCGCTAGTGGTGGACTTCTTACTGCGCGAAAAGACCTCTTTGCGCGGATGCAAGGTGCTGGGGCTTCTGAAGCTGCGAAGATGCGAGAAGAGGCTCGTAATCTGGGGGTCACGTCTGCTGGTTTTAACCAAGCTCTTGGTCGTGTAGGTCCCGCCCCCACTGCACCTCCTGCCCCTCCGGCACTGGGCGCACCTCCTGCACCTCCTGCACCTCCTGCACCTCCTGCACTGGGCGCACCTCCTGCCCCTCCTGCACTGGGCGCACCTCCTACGGCTGGCGTATCTTCTG